TGAAGATAGCTAAATAAAAGAGCTGTCATACGGAATCTAAATGGATTCCGTATGACTCTTAACTATACAGAAATGAGCGAACTTTATATACCCGTTGAACGCCCTACGAGGAATCCTATAAACGGCAGATTCTTAAAAGGCATTGCTCCTCACAATAAAGGGAAAGCAATGAAGTATCATTCCCTAAAGACCAAACGTAGAAGTCTGAAAAATTTAGAGAAAGGACGCGGTTCCTGGCATAAAACAGGTGCAGGTCTAAATCGTAAAAGTGTAGTTGCCATTAAAGACGGAAAGTTATGCGGCGTATTCCCTTCCATTCAGGATGCAGGTAGAGCGACAGGTGTTAATCCGGCTCTGATCAGCTGTATCTGCAATAAAAAGCCGGGCAGGCATAAAGCGGGTGGTTTTGAATGGTTCTTTGAAAATGATGCTACCTGGTGTGATTTAATACTTAAAAACGATGGATAATAACAGACAGCATATACTGACTAATTATATTTCTTACCTGTATACCACAGGTAGAAGTTATGATACTATTGGCAAGCATATCAAGTATGTAGCGGATTTCCTTGAGAGCACTGAAGAGGTCAACCGTCGCGGCTATTTGAGTTATAAGCGTAAAAACGCTGATGTCATGGCGCGATATCCATTAATGTGTTCAGCCATTTGCGATCTGTTGTCTTATCTTAAAATCGGATATGGCCGCAGGGAAAAGACGGTAAAGCCATTGGAGAAACTTGACTCCATTTCAGAGAAGAACAAGAAGATGTTGAATGATTTTATAGTATGGCTGACTGATAATAATGATTATTCCCCGCATACGGTTGATTTATATCATACCTCTATGAAGAAATACTTCGAATATGCGAATGAGGTCAATATGGATAATTGCAGGAGATTCATAAAGATGCTTGAGGAGGGAAAATTCGCTCCCGCTACTATCCGGTTGCGGATTACGGCCATCGAAAGATTTTCCAAGTGGATGAAGAAACCTGTCGAGCTCAAGCGTCCCAAGATGAAGCGTAAGCTGGACACAAATAATGTTCCTACAGAGGACGAATATAACCGTTTACTGGAATACTTGAAGACTAAATCCAACAAAGATTATTACTTTTTTATCAGGGTTTTAGGTACAACCGGTGCCCGTCTGTCGGAGTTTCTGCAATTCACGTGGGAAGACATCATATCCGGGGAAGTGACATTAAAAGGAAAGGGTAACAAGTACCGTCGCTTTTTCTTTCAAAGACAGCTACAGCAGGAAGTGAAGGCTTATGCGAAAGAATACGGTAAGACCGGACTTCTTGCGGTTGGCAGATTTGGTCCCATGACACAACGTGGACTGTCTCAGGGCATGAAGGATTGGGGCAATTGCTGCGGCATTGACAAGAAGAAGATGCACCCCCATGCTTTCCGTCACTTCTTCGCGAAGATGTTTCTTAAGAAAAACAAGGATGTGATTCAGTTGGCTGATCTTTTAGGTCATGGCAGCGTAGACACAACAAGAATTTATTTACAAAAAAGTTATGACGAACAAAAAAGAGACTTTAATAAAAACGTTACGTGGTAGTGTTGAGCAGTTGAACAGACTGGAGGACATGATGGACGGATTGACTGTTATGGACGAAACGGACCACGTAGATAACGATTTTCTTATGGAAATGCTTACCTGCGTCAACGCATTTATGGACGCTAGCAATAAGGTCATATCAAAGGTATCATCATTGCTCGCCCCTGATGCTCCCATGGACAAAAAAGGAAAACAATCCGATGAAGGTAAGAAATGGAGTGTGGAAGAGATATTGAAGCATTGCACGCTTGAGAATAACATCCTCAAGCTTCCACAAGTGCAATTCAATAAGAAATCTTATGCCGACGCCAAAAAATGGATAGAGGAAGCGGGCGGTTCCTGGCAAGGTGGGAAAGTACAGGGCTTTACATTCCCGTTTAATGCCGAGCGCGTCTTCTCTATCCTCAAAGAAGGTAAGCGATGTAATTTGCAACAGGAATACCAATTCTTTGAAACTCCGGACAGCGTTGCAGACTGGCTGATTATGCTTGCCGGAGGGATACATGAAGATGATACGGTATTGGAACCGAGCGCCGGTCGTGGTGCGCTTATCAAGGCTATTCATCGGGCATGCCCTTCAGTTATGATTGAATGTTATGAACTGATGCCTGAAAACAGGGAGTTTCTGCATTCGCTGGGCAATGTAATACTACTTGGAGAAGATTTTGCGAAAGATAGCGTGGGCAGCTATAGCAAGATAATCGCCAATCCTCCATTCGCAAACAATCAGGACATAGATCATGTAAGGCTTATGTATGAACGGCTCGTAGAAGGTGGCACGCTTGCAGCCATTACCAGTCCACATTGGAAATTTGCTTCTGAAAAGAAGTGTGCCGCTTTCCGCCAATGGATTGATGAAGTACACGGGCAAGTATTTGAAATTGGCGCAGGTGAGTTTAAAGAGAGCGGAACAAGTATAAGTACAATGGCAATAGTTATAAAGAAATAATTCAAATTAGTATAGAAATAAGCCAAAAATTGGAATAGGCACATCGCTTATTCCAATATTTAATCAAAAATTAAAATAATGGGAATGAAACAGACAATAGAAGAAGCGGCACGTGAATATTCAAGAACATGGGAAAAAGATAATCCTTATGAATGCCTTGATTTGATGGAAGAATGTAATTTCAACAATGATATTCTAAGACCAATAGTTGCAAAAGTGTTTAACGTATAACAGAACAAATATGAAATCACAAGAAGCAAGAAATTTTGTAAAGACAATGGAGGTTGAGTATAATGCCTGCAATAAGATGATTAATTCTACCGTGGCTCATCAAGCCGTTCAAATGGCTGAGATAGAGTTGGAGAAAAAGGCTGTTGAAGCATACAAGAAAGCTTGTACGTGCATAGGATGCAGTCATTGTGACGACTGTGATTCAGTGAGAGCATTCATTCAATTTTTAAATTCATAATGTAATAACATTATGACACGAAAGGAATGCCTGGATAAGATTCAAGAAGCAGTTGACAATTTGGATACACTTCTTGCTGTAATAAAGTCACCATCTAAAACTACAATTAGGTGGGATTGTGAAGTCTACGCAGATGAAGCGGAGAAGATCATGAATGCGCTCAATGCTCTACATACCAATTATGGGAACGAGACAAGAGAGGAATTTTGCATAGGATTAGATAACGAATAGCCGGAAAGAATATGAGTAAAAGTAACTTTCAAATTGAGACTAAAAAACTTTGTAAAATAGAATCTGAGCTGCTTGAATTAATATCATGTTCAGGAAACGAGAGTTTGCAAGCCAAATTTCTTGAATGGCAGGAACAGAGAGATATTTGCAATGAAGTATTGATCACGGAATTGGAACGGCATCTTGCCCCCAATATGCCAATGCACAGGATAGATTGTAATGAAAATGAATCATCTTCTTCAAATACACTTCACTCCTTTACAGAGGGTGGATACGTCGGAATTGACTAAATAACACTCTTTGGGTCAGGAAAGCACTGTATCTAAAAGATAATTATACTTCAAATGAATAAAAAAAATAACCACATGGACGGATATAGCTTAACAGAAAAGATGCGTAAAGCACGCAGACGTAATCGGCTAACCGCTACCGAGCAGGCACTGTTCTACGAATTAGTTGCCGTTTGTAATAGCGAGGGCTGGGAGGACGTTTTCAGTTGCTCTAACATCGAACTATGCTTCAGCCTGAATATCGACGAGAAGACCCTTGTCCGGGCGCGTTTATCCCTGATTAATGCGGGACTGATTTATTATAAATCAGGAAAAAGCAAACGTTCGGTCGGTTCATACTCTTTTTCCAGGAAATTTAAAGACGAGCCGCCTGGAAAGGGTAAGACTACCGGAGATATTCCAGTAGTTCCGCCAGCCCAAAAGTCAGGGGATGCGCCAACCGACCAACCAGGGGATACACCAGCCGATGCGCCAGACTATAATAAAACAGAAACAGAAACTAAAACAGATTTCCCTCCCTCTCCCGCGCATGAGGGGAAAATATCCGGAATCGATCTTTTTCTGGACAAGTCTTTAACGGAATGTTACCAGGAACTGCGAACAAATATCCCGTGGATGGAGCAGTTTTGCATGAACATCCGTCTGGATTACCCGGATTTCAGCCCGGAGCTGTTTTATGAATTTCTGGACAGGTTCTTCCGTAGGCTCCAAAACGGAGGAGAGACAACTAAGTCCCCCAGGGATGCCATGTCACACTTCGCAAACTGGTTGAATATTGAACTTGAAAAATTAAAAAAAGATGGAAGTAGAACTAGTAAAAACCACCCTGCATGCGGTTCTGAGCCCGTCTCAGTTACAGAAACCCTGTGTCCGAAAGAAGGAGCTGACGCCTCTCCAGATCTCGTTAAAAACTGGATCGACGGCCTCTCAATTGGTGGATGAATGGGGAGGGACAATTGCCCAACTGAACATGGGCGCCCCACTTTACGATGTCGCCGCAAACGGAGAAATCCCTACATTGGCTGATGTGGGTGTGGTCTTCGGTAATTCGACATCCGTTCGGATTATCACAAGCCATCTGGAATCCGTTCTGAAGTACGCCGGCGTTGAATTGAGCCGCGAGCAGATGGCGGAAACCGCGCTGGCGATACTTTCAGGATACTGGTTCCTGAACCTGGCCGAGCTCTGCATTTTCTTTACCCGCCTTAAGAACGGAAGTTGCGGGCAGCTTGTCTGGGGAAAGAGCCTAAACAATCAGGCAGTCATGGTCGCCCTATCGGATTTCTGCAAGGAACGCCGTGAAGTGATCATTCGCAAAGAGACAGAGCGGATGGCCCGGGCTGTGGAAAAAGGCTTTTCCAGAACGGAGGATTTTGCCGCCGGTATTGTGTTGGGCGTACAGGGTATAGCCGTGAAACGTGAACGGGCCAAGGCTGACTTTAATGCTTTTTTGGAGTTTTTCCCCTGTCTGCCATCAGGATATGACCCGATAGCCTTATGGAAGGCCTGGGGCGGTGATCCGGATGCCATCAACTTACTCTTCGGCAACAATCCTCCCGGAGTGGAAGCGGCGGCGGAATCTGTCGGCAGATACCTGTGTGATTACAATGTTTATCAGGCCCGTGTAAAGGCCAAAGCCTCCTTGTAAACCATGAAAGTCGTCATCTATTGGCAGAAGAAATCCACCGCCCACCATCGCCGACGGATCCGTGACAGATTCAGGCTTCCCGAGGGTATGACCATTAACGGTGAAACTCCCGCCGATGTGAGGCCGGAGGGTATGAAGGAACTACAGACCCTGGAAGAAATGGGTTATATCAAATTAAGAAACAAGTAAAAACAAAAACATCAACTTATGATAACCACGAAAATAACAGTAGAGCCGCACCTGGCTCAATATTGCTACGCCAAATATTCTTCCGATCCGGAAGGCAGCATGCCCGTCCGCTTTGCGGACCATCTGGATGTTTACCATCTGGTTTATAATCTGCTGGAAAAACGCCCGGTTAACTGTCCGCGGGATAATGGCAATCTTGAGATCGTCTTGCCGGACCGCAGGCAGGGTGACGTCCCCGGTGGCAAATCCCCGGAGCGTTTCAACTACCTGGGCCAGCGCAGCCAGGGTATCATCAATAAGAAGCTAAAGCTGATGATGCGCGCCGAGCTCCATGACTTTATTGACGAGAACAAGCACCGGTTCGGTATCGACCAGCTTCAGTCAGTCCACTGCTTTATGAAGAAGTACTGCATTGACAGCTTAAGCGAGGACGCGCTCCTGAAAGACTACCAACGTTGGCGTGACCGGGTAAGACGTTCCAGCCTTAAGCGGCCCTACAAGAAAAAGTAGCATATATTTCACCTACCAAGCGTAGTTAATTGTCCTTTTTAGGAGGTAAAATTGACGGAAAATTGACGGAATTTTGACGTATTTTTGACGGAAAAATGCGGAGTATTTGAAAATCAATAAGTTATACAATATGAAAACAATAAAAAGACCCTATACCCCCGTTTGTGATCTGGAGTTGGTTCCGGTGGAGTGTATCAGTGATTTTGCAGTCATCCTGCCGCGCGCTTTTATTGCCGTGCGGGATGGTTCTTATCGCATTCCTGTTATTCCGGGATCATTCACTCCCGGAGTCGAATCCGAGCAGGCGGACTCAGGAACTATATATTATAATGTAGGGCATACGTTCGAGGTTGCCTTGACAGGGCCGGACAACCAGGAGCTGTTGTCTGCCTTGAGCCTTCAGGACCTGGTGGCCATTTATACGAATGAAGCGGGAGAGCGTATTGTTTCAGGCAGCCCGCAAACACCACTTAAACTTACTTTTTCCATTGTTTCGGGCAAATACCAGTGCAAGTTATCCGGTAAGCAGGTTTATATCGAGGCCTATCACAGTCCTTTCTAAAGGATTTGCAAAAGGTTTCTTTTGCATTAAAAAAGAAACCGTGGATAAGATTCAGCAATTTTTTTTCGATAAGTGGGCCATTGAGGAAAGGAGATACCACCAGCTCCTTTCCATTCTGTTGCCCGGTCTGAAAAACGGCAACCTGGCGTCGGTGGAACAATATCTGGGGGCCAAGCGTATAGAGGCCTATGCCGCCGTCCCCTATGTAGCCGACCGATGGGAGCTGGATGACGCCTCCCTCCCTCAAGGAGCGGTAGTGGTGCTTACCTGTGAAGGCGTGCTGTATAGCTGGGAGACCTACCGGCTGGAGAGATATATTTCCGCCGCGATGGCCAACGACCGCATATCGGGTGTCGTTCTGTTTGTGAACGGGCCCGGAGGTATGATTACGCGTGTGGATGTCCTGGAAAAGCTTATACGGCAGTCCCCCAAACCCATAGTGGCCTATATCACGGGCGTATGCGCTTCGGCGCATTTCTGGTTCGTTTCCGCATGCGCACGCAGATTCGTCTCCTCACCCATGGATGAAATCGGCTCCTGCGGGGTGGTCTACACTTTCCAGAGCTTCAAGGAGTATTACGCGCAAATGGGGATTGAGATCGAGGACATTTACCCCGACAGTGCGGACCTGAAGAACCGCGCCTATCGCGACAAGGAGGAAAAGCAGGATGACACCTTAATTAAAGAGAACCTGTCGTTTTACCACCATCTTTTTGCACAGGCCATCGCCCGAAATCTGGGAGTGAAGTATGACGCGCAGGATCCCCTGTTCAGGGGGCAGACTTTCTTTGCCGATACGGCACTGGCCAAGGGGTATGTGGATACCTACGGAAGCCTGGAGGATGCCATCCTGTGGGTAGCCGCCCAGAAAACCGTAAAGCGGGCTAACAAGATGATTTAATACTCACTATAAAAGTAAATTTGTTTATGAAAAATTATTTCGCATCATTTATTCCGGCCGTAAAGGCCATTCTGGGTATCGAGGCCTGGAGTAAGGACGCCGACAAGAAAGACGCGTTACTGGAAGAGCAAAAGCAGAAACTTAAGGCATTGAATTTCAATGATACCTTTATCAATGGCTTTTGTGAGGCCCTGAAGGATGGATTCCCGGAGGATTCTTCCCGCAAGGACGGGGATTCGGGCACGAAAGGCAGTGGTCCTGACCCCAATACCTCCAACGCAGTAATACAAGGATTACTGGCTGATATGACTGCCAAGCTGGTTACGGCCCAGGAGGAAATCGCCGTGCTTACCAAAGAGAAAGGGGAACTTTCACAGGAGGTATCCGCCAAACAAACAGAAATCACCGGTTTGCAGACCAAGATCCAGACCCTTTCCGGCCTTGCGGAGCAGGACGGGGGAAAAGGCTCCCAGCATGCAC